GCAGGTGTTCCTAAGACTGGCGCAGTTAGCACCATGCCTGATGACGTACACGCAGAGATTACGCCGCTTGTTACGGTGCCTAATACTGGCGCAGTCATAGTAGGTGAAGTTAACGTAGGTGTAGCAATCGTTGGGCTTGTGCCAAATACTAATGCACCTGTTCCTGTTTCGCCTGTCACCGCAGACGCTAAGTTTGCGCTTGACGGTGTGGCTAAAAATGTTGCTACGCCACTACCTAATCCACTAACCCCTGTTGCTACTGGCAATCCCGTACAATTAGTCAACGTACCTGATTGAGGCGTACCTAATATTGGGGTTGTAAGCGTAGGGTTAGTAAACAACTTTGTGTTAGAAAGTTGTTTAGTTACTCCGCTTTGAACAATGGGCATTACATCTGTACCCGCAGCGGCTGTTGCCACTGGTAATTCTAAAATAGTTACATTGGTCATATTAGTAGTTCCCTGCAAAAATGTTATAGCGTTGACGTGTACCTACGATGCTGTAAGGTAGGCTCATAATGTCGTCAGGGTTATTGATGCGTTTCAAGTTACGTTTAGACGTCATTGCAATGCGTGACACGGTAGGTGATGGCTCTACGCCAAACTCAGGTGCAATCTCACATGCTAAGTTGTATTTGAACGCGCGTAGATAGCCTGGAGGGAAATGCAAATTAGTCGCCAAGGTAGCAGGCTGGGTTAGTTCTTCTACGGATACAAAGTGCCACTCTAAGACTTTTGTAGGCTTAGGATAGACATACATTTCAATGTCAGGATAAGACATGTTAATCCACATGACTTGTGGGTAAGTAGACGTCACGGTCTTAACCGCAATACCGTTATATTGTTGTTGGTTAATAAACTTAATACCAAAAGAGATACCGCTTGAAGGATCTCTAAAATATGTGGAATCGTCCAATAATATCGGGCGATTGCCTACAAAATCACCGGTAGGGCCTAGCGTTCTTGACAGTACATTAGGTGGCCAGCTAAACACTTGGTCTTGGGTTGAGAACACGGCTAAACGCTCTGTGTTCCACGAGTCCACCATTTGTTGAAGCGCAGAAAGAGCGTCTTGAGATGTTGATGCAGAAGGGGTTTCGCCTTCAGCTAGTATGCCAAGTAATCGTAACGCTCCATTAATTTGATCGCCTGCGGTAGTGGCCATAATACGGCTCCTTATTCTTTTCTACGTCGTTTGACATCCAGCGTATTGACGGGAGCCGCTTCAACTAATTTTTTAGTTGGCGTATCAGGATTATACTCTATCCATCCGTTTTGTGCATCCGCTTCAGCTTCTTCAATCATAGTAGCTACTTTAGTACCATGAACAGGGTGTCGTAAATATATGGTTGGCATGTTTTATCCGATAATTAAAGAGGAGGTTTTAAGGCCGTCCTCTTTTTTACTATGGCAATAAGCCGTAAGTTTTTAGTTTAGTTTCAAGTTGAGCCACGCGTGTTTGCAAGTTTGCAACAACGGATAGAACAGAGTTACCTTCGTCTTTAGTTGCAAAACCGAAAGGTGTAGTGCTAGTTAAATCTTGAATTGCATAGTCAGGGGTGCCAGGTGCAGTAGACGTAATGGTAGTCAAAGCAGCGGTATTAGCCGCAACTTGAGGTACAAACGTAGCTCCATCTAACAACGGATCTGCATAAGCAACGCCAATTGGTTTGGTATTGTTAGCCATGATTTTAATCCTTTAAAAATTCCGCCCCGAAGGGCGGGATATTACATTAACCAGCGATACGGTAAAAAACATAAGTTGCATCAGCGGTCTTACGAACACGCCATTGGCAAGATGTAACCGCAGCGACCGCAGCCACACCAACTAAAGTACAGCCTGTGTTGGCAGTTACAGTAGCAGCATCAGCAGCGTCTGTATTAATGATATTAAAATCAAAAGAACTATTTACTTTCATGTTGCCAAAAGCAGCATCTAAATCAGCGCCAGTAGGAACTGTAAGAGCGCCAGCAGCGCCGTTAAAAGTAATAAGACCAGTTGACAATTGAGCCGCAGTTAAAGTTGCTGCTGCTGCAATAGCCGTAGGGGCTGTTTGAGTCCCCATAATAATTTCATCTAAGTTACCATCACCAACTTGGTAACCATTTGCTCCGTTTGGAAGTGCCATGATAATTTCCTTTTCTTAATTGATTAAAGAACCCCCGCCGAAGCGGGGATTACTTAGACTAACCCCAAATACGGGCAGCCATTTGTGGACGAACAGCGCTAAAGCCATATAGAACGTCAATACGGCAAGGTAAGCGATCGTTATTGATGTCATATTGACGGACAACACGTAGAGAGATACCGTTGTGTACTTGACGTGAAGCCATGTCAACACCTTGTGGTAATAACAAGTCAGCAGTCGCAAAAGTGATTGCATCTTTGTGGTATACCAAGTTTTGAGCGTATTGAGTAGAAGCTGCACCAACAAAGGTAATAGCTGCGCCATCTTGTGGGAAGGAGTTAATAGTTGCCAAAGCGTTGTTTGGAGTGTACATAGCTGGTGAAACAGCAATGCTAGTCCAAGCGCCACCTGAAGCAGTGTTAGCAGCAGTTACAGTGAATTGTTGTAATGAACCAGTTGACTCACGTGTTTGTGGGTTAACAGCATATACGTTAGCAACAGTGAACACATCACCTACAGTAACTGTAGCTGAACCAGTACCACCGTCGATGCTGATAGTAGATTGGCCTTCAGTAGTGATTGTGCCATTTACTAAGATAGTATCGCTAGTAGAACGTGTACCAGTGGTGTGTTGTTTGATAGATTGAGACATGTTGACTTCTTCGAAGCCAAGAACGCCCATACCCATCATACCGTTTTTGAATTGACGTGAAACAGTGTCAGTTGGGTTGAACAAACCTTTCATACCTTCAACTAGGCCCGCGTTGGCAGCTGGGTTAACAGTTGCATAACGTGGAGACATAACAGCAGCGCCTTCGTTTAGTTTTTGTTGAGCTTGCAACAATACTAATGAAGTAGCAGGTGTAGTGCCTGGAGTACCTACTGAGTTGTAGATTGATTTGTATGAGTTAGCAACGTCAGCATCAACGCTAGAAGCCAATTGTGAGATACGTGGTTTCAATACACGTTCTGCAAAATCGTCTAATTGCATTGTTAGTTCGGCTGATGTGAAGTTAACGCCAATGTGTTTTTGTGATGCAACGGTCAATGTTGTAAATTGCTCGTTATCATCTTGCACTTGTAAAGCTGCACCATCAGTTACTAATGCACGATCCGGTAAACGGATACGCAAAGTAGAACCAATTTTAGCGCCTTCAACGGCAAAAGAATCGTCGTACTGACGATTTACGTTACGTGTGATCACAAGGTTATTCTCTAGGATTTCTAGGGCTTTACGAGTGATCATATCAATGGTTAAGATTGAGTTTGACATGATGTTTCCTTATATAAAAGTTAGCGGTGTTTAGCTTCCCATGCCTTAGCTTGTCTTGACCTTTCGGCAGCAATCCAATCAGACGTAGACATCGTTTTTGTTGACCTAGGGTCAGTCGTGTCGTACGCTGGTGAACCGTTACCTTTAGCCGTAACAGGCGAAATAGGCGCAGGTGCGCTAGTTGTTTTCTTAATCACCGGCTCGTTAGCGATTTTTGCTTCAAGTCGGCCAATTTCTTTAGCTTGTAAGATTGGCGGTAGTTGAGCAATCCGGTCAGCTTCTTTAATATTAGTCCCTAGGTAATAAGCCAGTTCGGGGCCAACATCAGATGACTGAATGGATTGGGCCATCACGTCAGTAATAGGTACACTGGGGTTATATGCAACTTGCTCGAAGTCATCATACTTAGCACGGGCTTCTTCTTCTCTGTCGTGGTAGGTCTCTAAGATTTCACGCTGTTGCTTTTGACGATCTCTTTGCTCAAGCAGTTGTTCAGCTTTTTGCACAGCCAATGCTTCGGCGTATGCTTCTACTGATTCAAATTGCTCAGGCGCAGGAAGGTCTCTAGGCGTCGCAGGTGTTGAAACCTGTGCAGCACGTTCTCTTTCCCATTTACGCTGTTCTCTTGCCAAGCGTTTGCCAATCGCAGCATCAAGTTCCTCTTGCGAGAATGTCTTGCTTGCTTCTGCTGGCTTTTCTTCCGACACTTCTACTTCATTTGCTACAGTTTCAGAAGCTGTCGTAACTTCTTCGGCTGGCGCGGGTACATCCGCTAATACTTCTACTTCTTGATTGTCACTCATTTTGTTTCCTTAGAAACCCTGGTGAAATGCACCAGTACATTTTTATTATAGTCTTATAAATTACCCATTGATACCCATGTGCCAGGTGTGCCTGATACAGTACACATCCAACCAATAGGTTGACCTACAGTCGCTGCAGAGTTATAACAAACTGATCCTTGAACCCATGCCACTATTTGTGCGCCTGCTCTTGCACTTGGAGATTGTGGCCCCCAATGTAATTTTCTATCGCATATGGCTATATAGTGGTCGCTAGGATGAACAGCTATACCATTTCCCCCACCTCGACCTAAACCAATAGTAAATTTATTTGCTTCTGCTTGTAGTGAACCTCCGTCTATATCGCTTGTATTATTAAAGTACCAGCTTGTAGATTGTGGGTTTCCAGTAGGATCGTATATTAAATGAGACTCAGGGTAATAACTTTCGTATTTTGGCCCTCCACCAATTGGAAGTTCATATTGCGCCCAAGGTAGTGTTGAAGGACCAGCATTTGCTAATCTACTAAAATAAGAATTTCCAGTAGCGGGTACAATTCTGCCTATAAATTCATTGCCAGTTGTGTATTCCGTTGAATTTCCTTCTATATCTATTTCAAAAATACCGCCAAAAGAGCCATTTTCAACAACAATCCCTGTTGTAAACGATTCAATTGTCCCACCATAAAACGCAGTTCCAATACCATTTGTAGTAGCACTCATATACACACCGATACTACTTGGTCTAATGCCAGCTGAGTTTCCACCAAGCCACACATTAAAACCTTGCACCGTTGTCCAAGTATTTATGCTGGTGTCAATACCTTGCATTGAGATGCCGTGAAAACATTGCAAAACGTAGGTATTACTAATAGTAATTCCGCCTGAAAACCCATTTAAAGCGTTTAAGTAAATACCATAGCCTGTATGCGTCGATCCTACAGCAGTTGCGTCAATGTAAACATTGTTAATCATACAACTTCTACTTGCATTTCCTGCTTCAATGCCATTAGCTGTATTATTTGATAAATATATGCCTATTCCATCTATAATACCTGTCCAACCAGTACACAATATAGCTGAAGATGCGCCTGAGTAACGTATAGCAGTGGTATATTTCCCTTGCCCTTTTAACTCTAAATTAGAGGACAGATTTAAAGTAGCTGAAGTTTTATATTCTTTTCCTAAAAACAAAACACTTTGTTTGATTGCAATAGCCGCATCAATAGCAGCTTGTAATGCTGCGGTATCATCAGTAACGCCATCACCAACAGCCCCAAAGCTATCCACAGTAACAGGGTAGCCTTTTATTTGTGTATAGCTGAGTTTTTGCAGCGACATTTTAACTTTCCTTTGTTAATGATGCTTTGTAAGCTGCTACAACGTCTTTTGTCCAGGCTGCGTTACAGATAGCGGCTACGTTAGCAGGTACGCCTGTTAAATCTGACGCTGGTGCTAGTGAGCTACGGTGATAGGTTTGTGCAATCTGCTCACCATCTTTAATAATACGAGTAGCCTCACGGTATTGAACTGTACCGTTCTCTACTACTGTAATTTGGTCTATTACTTTTGATTCTATTAAAGCCATTTTTGGTTCTCCTTTGTGTCTAACTACACTAATATGGCGTAGTTAAGGTGATTGATAAGATATAGAAAATTGAATATAACTATTATTTGCAAATTGTGTATTTGTCAGTTGTGTTGTTGCGCCAGCAGTTGATGTTTGTGACAATCCTATAAGATTAGTATTTTTAGCTACAGTCAATGCTGGATAAGCGGTAAAAGATACATTGTCAAGTCTTGCCCCAGCACCACCTTGCGCCCCATCTGTATTTGCTGTGGTAAATGGAAGGCCAGAAATGGTTGCATCGCC